GCGTTCTCTATGGCTACTTCTTCAGAGAGACCCTTGCTGATAAACGCTCTAACCACTGCTCCCCATCCGTCACCAAACTCAAGAATTTTCTCAGCAGTTTTATAACCAACACTAGGACAACCCTTGTAGTTGTCAGTAGAATCACCAACAAGCGTCTGAGTAAGGAAGTTATAATCAGCTTCTTCCTCGCTGATTTCCACCACGTCCCCATCAATCCAATGCTTTGCAGGTACAGTGCGTAAGTCTTTATCTTCAGACCAGATAATAGTATCTGTATTCGCAGTACCCAATATCCCCAAGACATCATCTGCTTCCAATCTCCTATACATAACTGTGTTGTACTTATTTTGTAGGTACTCCTTTGCCCACTGCAATAGCATAGGCTTACGAGTAGTCTTACGATTAGCCTTGTAGTATGGGGCTAACTCTTTGCGATAGTTTGCTTTGTCTGATAGAGCAACAATACAATCCTGTACTGGTGCTTCATTGACTAGCTTATCTATCTGTTCATCTAGTCTAATTGCTACGTCCTGTTCATAACAGTGTAGTGTCCATAGACCATCACCCCAATTAATAGGTGTCTCTGCTGATACTGTTGCTTTGTATGCAACGATGTCACCATCAATGAGCAAAAGGGTCATCGTCCATCTCCTGTCTATCTTGTTGCGATTGTTCTTCTTTCATCTGAGCCAGTGTAACTACCTTGATACCCATCATTACTTGTACGTAGTCAAGGTAAGCTTCTACTATCCACTTGATACACAGGCAGATAGTAACACCCATGAAGCAACAGGTGAGTATCATCTTCCATAAGAAATCAAAGTCCATTTAATATATCCTTTGCTTGCTGTAGTGATATATTAAACCACTCGTTCCTTCTCTCACCTAACTTCTCAGCTTCTACGTGAGCCTTGTGTTCAGCCTCAGACCTGTTGTCTGTGTGTACATAGTACTCTAACTTGTAATCCCTAAAGGGACTGTAAGTCATGTAGTCTTTGAACCTGTCCTTTGCGTCTACACCTCTACCAATCTTTACCCAATCAGGCCATGCTGGATTAGTAATTACATAGATATCACCTGTCTTAATCTTATTGAACTGTGCAAGAGTACCTTCCTTAATCTTCTTAAGCATGTTCCTTGCTCGTTCAATAGGTATCTGATAGGCTCTAGTACAAGGCTTGCACTTATAAGTTCTGTTCTTCTGAAAACCTTTGTACCAGTTAAGGTCAGTAAGTTCTACATTACAGGTGTTACATGTCTTAGTGTGTGTCTGCCCAGTTGTTTCCATACTTGTACTCACTATCAAGCTGACATCTGAACTTGAAGTGTTGCTCTGTGTCTCGCATACATCGTTGAATAAGTCTGCCTGTTTCATCTTCCTGACCTTTCTTTACTACTAGCTGTACCTCATCGTGGATGAACGCTACAATCTGTGCGTCCAAGTTTGCTTCCTTGATAGCACGTGCAATAAACACGTACCATGTCTTACAGATTATAGCACCACATGACTGAAGTAAAGTATTCAGTGAAGCGTGACTATGACGAACTGGTATAGCTCTGCCATCCAATCCCTTGACCCATCCTCTATCATCTGCTGCTTTAGATACAGCATCCTTTAGATACTTCAGGGCTGGTAGTTTCTTTAGAAACTTATTCTTAATAGACTTACCTTCCTTGCTACCCTTGTTAATAATCTTACCAATCTTCTCATCACCTGCACCATAAAGAAATCCATAGATGAATGTCTTGGCGTTTGGACGTGAGGGTAGACCTGCTGCTTCTTGGTTAATAGTATGCACATCACCGTTAACTACTTCATGTGCGTAAGACCCATCATCGTAAGCAGCCATGTAATGAGCAAGGCAACGCAACTCCAACCCACTAGCGTCAGCACCCAAGAGGGAATAACCTGAGGGTGCATGAAATAAACTCCTGCACTCCTTACCAAATGGTGAACCAACGCTAGGAACTTGTGCCATGTTTGGATTGCTGTGCGTACAGCGTGACGTGACAGCACCCATGTGATTAACTCTACCATGTAACTTACCCCCCTTCTCCATCTTCAACCAAGCTTGCTTGCCTGTTGCTATCTGGCCTACTCTTTTATTAAGTAGTAGGTACTCAGTCAACAGCTTTGCTTCTGGCATATCAATGTTAGACAGTACTTCTTCATCTACCTTCGGGTCTCCATTGTTAGTGAAGGTAGCTGGCTTCCATCCTCTCTTCATCAGTCTGTCTGCTATCTGCTGTCGTGATGCAGGGTTGAATGGAATGGTCTTAGTCTTAGTCTTCATCTCAACTACAGTAGGTTCAAACACCTGCTGTAACTGGTTCTCAATCTCTTGCTTACGCCCTGCTATACTAGAGTACAGAGCCTGTGCTTGTTTAACATCAAAGGTAAAGCCTCGTTCCTGTTGCTCTACCAGTAAAGTATGTATCTCAGTCTCTAGGTCTAGTGCCTGTTTGCTGAAATTTTTTTCCACAATTTTAAGATATAGTTTGTAATTGACCATCGTGTCTTGGACACAGTAGTCAAGCATCTCTTGTGAGAAAGTTCCAAAGTCCTCACTATCACTACCGAAAACACCTTTTAATTCTCCTAGTCTGTAGCCCCAAGCTTTCAGGCTTTGCCTACCAATCAATGCTAGTGGCATCCTGTCTTGCTTGTGCAGTTTGATATCAACCTCACGAATGTCAGGCCATATAGTTCTAGAGTATACCAACGTATCAAGAGTTTGTCCAGTGTACTTGTAACCATGTAGCTTTTCTAACACACGTAGGTCATACTCAATTATGTTATGGCCTATCAGCATGTCAGCTTTGTCAAGTAACTTGATGCCCTCTTCTATATTGTCGGGGTCAAAGGTGTGTACTTCCTCTGTGTCTACATCTCTTGTTACTATGCACCACACCTGTGTTACATCATCCAAGAGATTGTCTGCTTCTATATCAAATATAAGTCTCATGCTCTGTCTCCGCAGTAGCTAGTTAAAATTCTATATCGTCCTCATCTTCATCAAAGATTGTCTCAGTCATACGTCCTGTATCAGTAGCGTACAACAGTGAACAACATAGTCCTGTATCGCCTGACCATCTGTTCTTAAGAACTCTTACATGGCTGACGTGAGGATTGTCTTTGTCTTGTTGGTCTCGCTCCAATCCAATCACCATATCACTAAGCTGACCGATTGCTGCTGAACCACGTAGCTGGGAGAGTGAAGTCTGTGCGCCATCCTCATGTCCTCTGTCACCAGAGGGACGCTTCAAGTGTGACACTAGTATCAGGCCACAGTTTAACTCCTCAACCAACGCACGTAAACGTGTCATTGTATTATCAATAAGTCTCCTCTCATCTCCACCCTCTAGTCCACTGACTACGATACTGATGTGGTCAAGGATAATGTACTCACATCCACAACCATGAACTAAGTATCTTATCTTGTCAAGTAGATTATCACTATCAGTAGAACCCCAATGGTCATATAGGTATACTCTACCAGTTCCAAGTGTAGCATCGAAAGCATGTTTCAACTCCTCTTCTGGTACAGTGTTGTTGTGTAGGTGAAGGGGCTTGTTCATCTCAATCGACATCAGACCTAAGGCAGTACGCTTTATGCTTTCTTCAAGAGCAATGTATCCTAGTGTCCTACCATTCCTGATGAGATTGTGAGCAAACTCACGTGCTAGCTGTGACTTACCAATACCAGAGCCAGCAGTTACTGTTGTTATCTCACCCCTACGACAGCCACCTGTCTTCTCTTGCATACCTATGTATGGATAGGGTACTGAATCTTTACTGTCATCCTCAGTAACAATGTCCCATACATCTGTACCTGCTACGATACCATCAGGTCTGAATGTCTTAGCTTCCCATACAGCATCGACTAGTTCCTTGACCCTACCTGCTTGTAGCATTTCGTTAGCATCCTTCAAGGGAAGGGTAGCTATCTTACATTTGTTAGGTGGTAGTACTGAAGCACAATCCTTTGCTGCTTTCTGACCCACCTCGTCCATGTCAAACATAAGTACTACATACTCATACTTGGACAACCACTCAATAGACTTACCCAATGCTTTCTTAGCAGAGGTACAGCCTGAGGGTAGAGATACTACAGGCCACTTGTTATCCATCACCTGTGATAGGGACATAGCATCTAGCTCACCCTCACATATAGTAATGAACTTGCCACCCTTACCATCTCTCCATAGATGCTCACCATACAGGCCAACATCTTTAATGTTACCAACAACAGAGAAGTCCTTGTTGGCAAACCTAATCTTTTGTGCTGACAAATCTCCAGCCCTGCTACGATAGTTAGCAACCTGTACCTTCTGTCCCTTGTAATCAGTAACACCATAGCCCCAGAACTGACAAGTCTTTTGAGAGATACCACGCTTAAGTAAATCCCTGTACTCTATGTCCAAGAAGCCTGTGTCGTGTGTCTCAAACTTTGCCATAGCTTCCTCATTGTTAGCTGGTGTTAGTGTTTGGCAAGAGAAGCAGTAGTGTTTACCATTGCTATACAAAGCGTTGGCATCACTACTGCCACAGTGAGGACAGGCAACGTGCCTGATAAACTCACCGTCCTCAACCATCAATCTCTGCCTCTTCAAGTATGTCTACCATACGAGACAGACCCTTACGAATAGGCACTAGTACCTCAGGTGGATACTTGTCCTCATCCTGTACCATAAGGTATGCCATGTCCACATAATCAACATGCTCATGTACCTCTGCCTCATCTACATAGACAGAGAAGCGTAAGCCATCCTTGTTGAACTCAGCGTTCAAGTCAATCTCAGATACAATCTCTTCTGTAACATCTACAATACTCATAACCATTCCTCTGGTATACTGCCCTCATTCCAAACAAAACCATTACGGTCTGCCCACTCAGCACAGGTCATCTTTGAACCATCCTTCCTTTTCTTAGCACCCTGTATTGTAGCGTCTGCTTTCTGGAACACAAACCTGATGTCCAACTCTGGATGCTGTGCCTTAACAGCCTTCATCTTTCGTTGTGCATCCTGTCTGAAGTATCCCTTCAACTCTACATACATAGTACCAACCTTCAAGTCAGGTACGTAGTGACGCTCCACATAGTAGGCCAGCTTCTCTGGCTCATACATATATGGAACATCACGTACATTCAGGTCATCAATGACCCTCTCTTCAAAAGTCCCCTTCGGCATCAGCATCACCACCAAAGACATCAAGTGCGTCATCCTTCTGCACAGCAGTAGTAACAAACCCATCCTCTTCCTCAAAGATAGAGGCAGCATTGTTACCATACTCTACAATGTCAATGACTTGTACAGCTTTCAATCGTAGTGTGACACCTACTGTCTTAGTGGCTGGCATCATGTAAGCGAAAGGTTCGACTGCAATCTTAACAACAGAACCATTGCCAATCAGGGTAGACCCATCAAGGGGTGTCTTCTTAGCATCCACAACCATAGGCTTCTGCTCGTACACCTTACCATCCTTTGACTTGACACGTGCTTTCATCTTAGCTTTGAATACAATGTCACCAGTAGGTGTACCAGCTTCATCAGTATCCATCTCAAAGGGTTGATGTGTGGACAGGACGTTTGTTAACTTAGGGTTATCCTTGACAGCTTCAGCACGTTTAGCTTCTATCATGCTGTTGAACTGCTCACACACTTCTGTTGCCTCTGCCTCAGGTATTGTTACCTGAATAGAGTACTCACCCTCTGGAACATAACGAGTATCTGGTTCAAATACTTTTGCCCATCGAGCGTTGCCTTTAATAATTTCCAATTTATATTCTCCTATAATTATGATTAGGCTATGATGTAACTTTAGGATTTATGCAAAGAAGTACTGTGACTTTAGAACCTCACGTAAATCTAAGTTACCTTTACTTGGTGGAACAGGAACATCCTGTGTACCAAGCACTGTTATAGCATGGTCTCTCAACTCAGTCAAGATATCATGCTGTTCGTACATATTAACAAACTCCTCACGCAGTACCTCAGATAGCATAGGCATGTTGGTTGAGTGTGTACCATAGCTGTCGTGTACCATTGCGTAGTCCTCGATACCAAGCTTGGATGCTCTGTTAATAGTCTTGGTCATAGCTGCTGCATCCATAGAGTGTATGAAGTTAGGGCTACTACCCAAGCCTGTACGCTTACGATGCACTGCGTTCTCTCTGTCCTTAGGAAAGGATAGTGATACAGTGTTACCATTGATGTGTGTCTTAATCCTCTTGCTGTCTGTTTCGTTGTAGTTCTGTAGCACTAGCCAGCCTGTAGGTGTGACCCATTCCATGTGCTTGTTGTGGTCTGAGTACACATCTGCTACATCCTTGATGTATGTCATCACCTCTCTTGCTGATACAATCACATCAGCTATAGCATCCCATACATACTTTGACAAGTAGGAAGATGCCTCAAACAAATCATCACCGAATGGATTAGCTTCTCCCTTACTTATCTTGTCTTGCATTGCTTCCTCAATATACTGCCTACATGCGTGACGTGTACCTGAGTAGGGTACTATCATAACAGGACGCTTGGCTATCTTCCTGTCTATCCCAAACTCTAAACACTTACGTGCTAGTTCTGTGTCATCCTCTCGTACCTTACGCATAGCTTCCTGTGCTACCTGTGTGTAGATATCCTGAGGTAGTTCAGATGCTGTTAGGTTGGTAGCCTTACCACCCTGCTCATCCCTCAGTATGGCAGAGAGATGCTGTAGTCCATTGCATGACCCATCTGCCGCACAGGGTAGACGTGTCTCAAATCCCCAGCCATCCTTCATCAAGCCTGACATCTCATAACACCACGCTAGAAACTGAAAGGGTTTGTCTGCCTCAAGCCAGACCATGCACTCGTATGGATTAGATACCACACGATGACACCACATCTCAGCAAAGTCCCAAGCCCAACGCTCACGCTCATCCAGTGTTACCTTGTCGTTACCATACAGGTTAGCACCATGTATGCACAGCCAACGTGCATCATCCCAACTGTTGATGGTGACAGGGTAGCCAAACTCTAGTAAAGCCTTGCTCCAATCTGCTGACTGAGTAGAGAGAAACGTGCTTGATGCGTACTTGCGTGAACGAAAGTCGTTCTGCCATACATAGTAGAACCTATCGTACCTGCTGTACTGTTCTGCTATCTTTAGTGTACGCTCCACTTGCACACGCTTGCTCATGCTGCGATTGTTTAAGGAGTAGATTTGATTACGCTTGCGTGACCACGTGCGAAACACATCCCTCTCTTGCTCAGTCATCTCTTCAGGTTCTTTATCAAATGGATAGGGTGGTAGAGGTAAGTCCTCTTTGGCTGGTAGGTTGCCCACCTGATGTCCATTGTCCCACAAGTTACGTGTGACCTCAAGTACCTGCTTGTTTATACGCCACTCAGTACGCTGTAGTGTGTTAAGACAGGCATACTCTTGTGTTAGGTCTTGCCTACGCAATCTATTTAAGTGTGTCTTTAAACTCATCTACGCCTCACTATAGGTAGCTTGTTAATCTCGTGACCATGATACCCACCACCTGTCACATCTGTCCAATCCTTAGGGATGATAACACATGGTAGTAGTCTAGGTCTGTGTGTCTCAGCAAAACTATTGAACGCATCAATCCATTCTACTGTGTCTGTCTCAGGTATAACATAGGTAGTCTTGCTTGTACGTTTAACCTGCTGTGTGTTCAGCTTTACTATACCTGTACTCTGGATGATAAGGTCTACCATCTTGAAGCCTACATGTACACGCTCTGACTGTTGCCATGTGTTCTCCTTGTACCCATCCTTGTTCATCTTGTTAGTCAGGCCGTAGCGTCTAGCACCATAGGCTTTCTTCATAGCTTGCTTGATTGTGTTACGTGCTATGTCACCCTCGTCTGCTATCCACCTGTCCAGCCTGTCTTGTATCTCAACGGCTGACCCTATGCTTCTAGCTACATACATCAGTGTGTTCTTTCTACTGATGCTGTCCACCAGTGTGACTAGACTGAGGTATGCTAACTGTTCTGGGTGTACATCCTTCACCCTCTTCCATGCTATGTCTCGTGATGTATTACTTGGATTGTCCAGCCACTCTCGTATAGCTACGGTCATGTCATCCACTAGCCTAGCTATGATAGCCCTGCCATGCAGAGTGTGGCTCTCTTTACCACGTTCTATTGATGCGTCACGTTCCTTTCTAAATCTTTCTATACCACCTGTCATCATCTCAGTTTCTAACTGTAGCTGGTGGTCAATAAGGTCTTGGTCTGTTTCTAAAGTTACATCCATAAGGAGACCCCCTGTTTTACATTATACTATAGTATGTATTACATGTTATA